AGGTCAAGCATCGTCCTTGCTTCCGTCAGCGTATATGCCGTATTTACCGCCATGCCCCAACCTCCTTATACCTTGATTCCACGGCTTACAACATGGCGCTGTTTCCGCTTCGTTTCTTCCGCTTTGGTGATAACCTTCGGTTCTTCCTCGCCGTTTATCATCCGTTCCAGTTCGTCAAAGTGCCAGTTGAAATACCGGTACGCCGCCCTCGCGTAATTGCGGCAGTCAAGCGGCTCGTTGCGCTCATAGACCTTTTCCCAGGCAATCACGCTCTTGCCGCCCCGCCGGTGTATGACCATCTGCTCCGATATCAGGCCCTTGAAAAACTCCATGTCATATCCGGCGCGGTAGTCCACGGGAAAGTGCATGTAGTTCGGTCCTGGCTCCGTGATCCCGGCTTCGTACATGATCCCCTCTTTGCCCTGGTCAACGCCCAGGATGAACTTGATTCCCTCGTCCTTCCCGGTGCTCTTCTTCATCGGGCGGCAATACTGCTTACCCTCGCCGCCCTCGCCCTTCACAGGCCAGATACGCTTTGTCTGCCGCTTCGCGCATTGCCGGTATATCTCCGTCGTAAAATGTCCGCCGGAGTCGATGAACGCCGCGAGGATGCGCATTTTCAAACCGTTCTTTAGTTTCCACTGACGGTCAAGCAGGCTGTCCACTTCATCCCAGACACCCTGCGCGTCCGCCCTTCCCGGTATGATCCCCCGGCTGATCCCCCAGCTTTGCCCGTTGCGGTCCCATCCGACCACCTCATATTCCAGTCGGTTATCCTGCGTATCAAGCCCCATGGTAAGGACAAGCACGCCCGCCGGAACCTCCGCGTCGTAATGTTCGCGCCGCCGGTACAGGGCTTCGTCAAGCCCGCTGTTTGTGTGGACTTCCCATGTCTCCCCAAGGATCGTGTTGAAAAAGGTTTTCAGCTTCTCCGGGTCCTTATGGGCTTTCAAGAATTTCCACACAATGTCTTTCCAGTCCGACCATGGCGACATGAAAGCGTTCAGCCGAAAAGACCGGATACCGTTGTCAAGCGCTTTCGGATTCTTGCTCACCCACTTCGCGGGCAGGCGCTTAACAACATGCTCCGGTATGATCCTCTTGCAGGTCGGGCATTCCCAGCCGACACTCAGCACATGATAGTCCTCGTCGCCGCGCTCGTTCTTGTAATCCTCCTTCTCAAACTTGATGTTTGAGAACTGGATAAACGAAAATGTGTGGCAGTGCGGGCATTCAGTGTGCCACTCTTCCTGTGTGCCGTTCATGTAATCCGTCTCAATCTTTGATCTCCCCTTTATGGTTGGTGTGGATGTTTTGACAATCTTCCGGTTATGGCGGAAAGTCTCGGTACGTCTTTCCGCGAGTTCCTGCGGGTCACCTTCTGTCCCGGCGCTTGCCGGGAAGCGGTCCGTCTCGTCCATGAAGATATAGCGCACGGGCTTACTGGCAAGGTCTGCGGGGCTGTTCGCGCCGATAATCGCAAGACTGCCACCCGGAAAGGTCTTCATGGTAATTGTGTTTGCCGCGTCGCGGCTCTTCTGTTTGAACACCTTTTCCCGCAGCGTAGGGCAGGCGTTAATCATCGGCTGGATACGCCGCTTTGAATAGTCCTCTGCTACCTTGTCCGTAGGCTGGATGTAAAGCATCGGCCCCGGATCGTTGTCTATCGCGCACCCCATCATATTCAGTTCGATCTCTGATTTGCCTACCTGCGCGGATGCCATAATGACGATCTGCCAGATACCGGGCTGTGTAAAACTGTCCATGATCTCGCGCTGGTACGGCGCTCTGTCCGTCCTCCACGCGCCCGGTTCCGCGCTGGACTCCGATACAAGGACGCGGTTTGTGTCCGCCCACTCCGACACGGTTTGCTGTGCCGGTGGCCGGAACATGGAAAAAGTGTAGCGGGCAAGTTCCGATATGGCATTCATCCGTTACACCTCCCCGTCTTCGTCCTCCCCCTCGTTCTCGTCCTCCGTTTCCTCTTCCGCCGCATAATCCGGCAAAGGCGTCTCTGCAATCTCTGTGAGTATCTTGCGGATTTCCTCGTCAATAATGCTGGCGATAATCTCCACGTTGTCCAGCATTTGCAGCATCGGCGCTAATTTGCTCGGAAGATGGATTAAATTCTGCATGACCGTGTTTGCAATGTCGCCCCACAGCCGCCGCACGTCGGACACGTCCACAAGCTGCCCGCGCATCCGGGCAACTTCAAGCTCCGTCTTCTGCGTCTTCACGACTTCGTGCTTTGCCTTTACCAGGTCAAGGTCCGCCCATTCGTCCGAAACCTCATTCGCAACATTGTATTCCACCCATTTCTGCACAAAAATAGCGAGGTCGTATTTACCGTCCTCGCCTTTTACAAACAGTTTTTTGCCCTCCGGCAGGTCCCTGTCTATGTCATATAATCGCCTGTAGGTATAGCCCGCCACGCTGGCAAGCTCCTTCTTTGTCAGTGATATACTCATCGTCCGTTCATCAGTAAAGCCATAAAGCGCTGTTCGATCTGCCTTTCCAGATAATCCTTGATATCCTTCTGCACGTCCGGTTCGCTCCGGTTAAGTGGCATGTCCGGCACGCCGATACCCATAACCGGCCGGATTGGAAACCTGCTCTGCCCTTCTCTTGTAAAGGTCAGTCCTCCAAGTTTAGAGCCGATGTTTCTAAACGGCGGCTGCCCGCCGTACCCGTGCATGCGCGACGGGAGTGTGCTTCTCTGCCCCCGGTACACAACGGCGCTTACGTCATAATGTCCGGAGTGCAGAGACGCCCAGCCCCTGCGTCCTCCGTATGCCGTAAAGCCGCGCTTGCCACCGCCGCCGATATGCTTACGAGTTGCAGTGACCGGAATGCTGCAACCAGTGCCGCCGCCCATAACAAGTTTTGCGTTTCCGACAGCCGCGCCGACTTCGCCCGCAGAAATGTTATACTCCTTCGGCAAATCCTGTTTCAGAATTTTCCTCACATGCCCGCCGGTCCGTCGGAAGATTCCGTACATCGCCTGATTAAATTTTTCCGGCTTCATAACCTCCTGCAATCTTGTGATCTGTGCATTCAGTTCTGATGCGTCAACTTCCAGATAAACCCCGCCAGCAGCCATGTTTTCACCTTCTTTGCATAGAAAAAGGCGGGTAACTTTCGTTATCCGCCTTTGATAGTTCTTGCGACAATACCACATTACCACAGATGGCTTTCCGTTTCAACCGCTTTTTTCAGAATTTTTTCGACCGTTTTTGGGCGGCTTTTGGAAGTTATCCACACTCCTGTCTATTTCATTCCACTTTGTGAAGACAAAACTTTGCGTTGTTCCGTGTATCGAGCAATCGCATATCCTGCACTTGATGCTATGTGATGTTGGAGTTCCGTTCACATCAATGCCGCTCTGCGTGTAAACCAGGTCATACGATCCGCATTGCGGGCATGATCTAAGCGCCGTCATGTCAACTTTTGGTTTTGGTTTCACGCTCATTCCTGTGAGTTCGGCGAAGCGCTTTTCCAGTTCGCAAGGTTCATATTCTTTGCATCTATTGAAGCGTTGAACACCATCATATACCGTATGAACACAGTTTTCTGATATCCGTATTTTTTTCAAAGCGCAAATATGTTCATCGGAACAGTGTATGCACCCAACCGCCGCACAAACAACCTTTGTCATGTTTTCTCCTTATCCTGCTCTCTATTTTTTATTGTTTTTCAAGCGCTTCTATCGCCATTTCAAAAGCCCTAACCGTCAAGGCTGAGTTTGGCAATTCTCGTATTGCGTGGTAAAGCGCAAATTCTTCTATTCTTCTGATTGCTTCTTCTTCCGTCATTTCCGCAGCTCCATCAAAATATAATACAGCTCAACCACTATTACTCCGAGAAGGCAGTAAAGCATGTCATTCCTCCTTGATTACGATATATCTCTCCTGCCACTTGACCGCTGCCATGCACGGCGCATCCTCAACGCACTTTCTTGCGCGGTAAAATCCGTGCTTCGTCATGTTCAGTTCTCTCCTGATATCCACATCAGACGCATTCATGACATATTTCATCTTGACAAACGTCCTCATGCTCTGGCTTTCGATCCCGTTCAGAATCCTTTGTGCTTTCCGCAGTTTGCGTGCGTATTCCTTGCATCGCTGTTTGTCCTCGTCCTCGATCTCCGACAGAAGCGCGTACGCATCGTCAAGCCCTCGCGGCATTCCTCCGCCACCAGGCATTCCGGTAAGGTGCTGTGAAAGACTGGTCATTCTGTCCTGCTGCCACAACCGGCGTTCCTCAATCTGTTTCACATCCTGCATGATGCAGAATATATCCGCAAGTAAAGGGATATCTTTGTTCTTAACCTTTACCGGTTCGCCGCTGTCCGCAGGCGTCAATTCCATTCCCATGTCAGTACCCTCCCAAAAGCGCACGCGCTTGCGCTTTTCATTTGCTATTTGATAAATCCGCTTTCCTTTGCCCGTCTCGTCCACTTGTCCAACATATCGTCGGCGTCAAGTTTCCCGTCCTGCATATCCATAGTTTCCTCCACACAATCCAGGCAGTCATGTACATAGAACGGCTGCCCATCAAGAAATCCTTTCTCCGCAAGCGCATAATCCCCGCTCTTGATCTTTGCTCCGCAGTATACACAGGTTGTATCCGCCCTGGTACTTGTCAGCTTTGAAGACCAATTTTGAATGTCTACGTCCATATCGTCGGATGGCATTTCAAAATTATCATAACGCGCCTTATCATATTTCGGTAACCGGCATGTTTTCTTTCTCATTTTGCGTATCCACCTCCCATTTTTTCATAAGATGCTCGTATAGCGCATTAAGTTCGCGGTATGTCTGGTCTTCGTCTGCGCGGATTGTACACGGTATT